TCGTGATTCCGGTCGGATCAAACAACACCAACAACCCTTCTATTCAGCGCCTCGATACAGGATCGAACCTTGCTCTCGCGCAATTTGAAATCGTCGAGCTTCAAAACGCTATCAAGTTGGCAATGTTCAACGACTTGCGTGATCCTGCTGGTCCTGTTCGTAGCGCCACTGAAGTTGCTATTGAATCCAGAGAGCTTGCAAAGCGGATCGGGTCGGCATTTGGGCGACTTCAGACCGAGATACTCATACCAATACTCAAGCGCGTCGTCGCTATACTGACTCGACGCGGATTGATCGTGCCTATTGAGCTTGATGGCCGCGATGTACGAGTTAAGTTCACATCTCCACTGGCACGAGCGCAAGACGGCGAAGACTTACTGGCTGTCCAACAAGCCGTACAGTTCGTATTGGGTACGTCTGGCCCCGAACAGGTGCTCATGGCTTATAAGACTGAGGACTTCGGTACGTGGGCGGCAGAAAAAACAGGGATGCCCTCTGAATTGGTACGGTCTGAGGTAGAGAAACAGCAGATCATCCAAGCCGGTGCACAAGCTCAGATGCAACAACAACAACCACAACCAATGGAAGCTGAATGACTTGGGAAACAATTGAGGGCGCAAGCCCGGATGCCAAGAGACAGAAAGCCAAAGCACAAGAACAGATAACGGAACTCACCAAAGCCTATGCCCGATGCTTCAACACTGAAGACGGGCAGAAGGTCTTAGAGGATCTGACCCGTCGCTTTCTATTCGATAACTCAACCGCCCTATCTAGCCAGAACGTCGCGTATGAAGCGGCGTATCACAATGGTGAAGCTGGCGTTATCCGCATGATCATCCACTACATACAGCAAACCGAGAGACTATGACCGAAGAAACCAAGAAGCGTGGGCGCAAGGCGAAGCCCAAGTACGAGGTATCCGGCAATGACATGGACCACCTAGCAACTATTGGGTGCGAACTTGATTGGCTGGAACGATTACATGACCGATATGGCTTTGAGAAGTTCGAGTACATCCATAAGTTTCGAGCTTTCAGGTGCTACAAAGACGGTCAACACGTTGATTGGATCGACGTAAACGATCTTGCTGTGATTAATGGCAAGCGCAGGGTGGAATCTATCCTGCTAAGACACCAACCCGTAAATGTTAAACGAGCAGTAATTCAATATCCTTGGAGATAATCATGGAAGAACAGGCCGTAGAAAGTAACGACACCCTGCAATCATTAGTAGACGCCGCAGAACCCACATTAGGTGAAGGCGAATTCTTTTTGAGTGATGGGATCAAGGGCGTTGGCGATCAACCCGAGTGGTACAAAGCCGATAAGTACAAGTCAGTATCAGAGCAAGCCAAGGCATACACCGAGCTGGAGAAGAAGTTCGGGGGATTCACTGGCGCGCCTAAAGACGGTTATTCCGTTATTGAAGGCGTAGAGTCAGACGACGCGTTATGGCAAGAGCTAGTGTCGTTTGGTGAGAAGACCAATATGTCTCAGTCTGCAATGAACGACGCATGGGAATTATTGTCCGCACAAGATCAAGCGGCTGAAGAAGTATCAATGGAAGTTGAGCTTCAGAAGCTAGGCGATAACGGTGTAGAGCGTGTCAAGGTTGTCGAGCAGTACATGAAGAACAATCTCGATGGCGATACATACGAGCGGTTACGTTATGCCGTAAACAGTGCCGAAGCTGTCGAGCTGATCGAAGCCTTAGTGAAGTCAACCGCCCCTGCTAAGTTGCCGATTGATGGCTACATTGAGCCGGGTGGAATTACATGGACTGACATTGAAGCTGAGATGTTTAAGAAGCATGAGAGCGGCCAGATGCTTCGTGCGGTCGATCCTAACCACGAGGCCAAGGTTCAACGCATGATGAAAGAGTTTGGTGGTGATAAGCCCAATGTACGCGTTGTTGGCTAATACGCAGTGTGTGGTATCATAGCGAGATCGGATACCCCTTTCACAAGGCCCGGTAGTTTTAGGTTGAACGACTGACCGACTATCGGGTACTCAGTCCAAAATCTCTTAATCATTTTTTTTCAATTTGACATAGAGGAGACTGAATCATGTCAATTAATCTCTCCGCAGTAGCGGTAACTGAATTTGACAGCATGGTGAAGCACGCCTACGCAAACATGGGCTTGCTCAAGAACGCTGTCACACTCCGAAACAACGTCGTAGGTGATACCTACAAATTCCGTCGTATGGGCAAAGGTCTTGCTAACCAGAAGGCTAGCTCTGCCGATGTAGTTGCAATGGGTGTTGGACACGAGTTCAAGACTGCAACACTCGTAAACTGGAACGCACCTGAGTTCACAGACATCTTTGACGCACAAGACGTAAACTTTGACGAGAAGCAAGAGCTGGCATCTACAATCGCCGGTGCCTTGGGTCGTCGTTGTGACCAGCTTGTCATTGATGCTATGGACGCTTCTACTCCACTGACTACTGCTGTAGCCGCTGGTGGTACTAACCTCACAATTGCTAAGGTCAACCAAGCACAGGTTGAGCTACGTGATCAGGGCGTACCAAATACAGAGCTTTTCGCAGTAATCGAAGCTGGTGGATTGGGTGGACTCTTGGCTGACGAGAAGGCAACTTCTTCTGACTACCAAGCGGTCAAGGCTCTTGTATCTGGTGAGATCAACTCTCTTGTTGGCTTCCAGTTCATCATCCTTGAAACTCGTGCGGAAGGCGGTCTGACTGAAGCGGCTAACGTCGTGGACTCTTGGTTCTTCCAGCGTCCGTCTGTCGGCCTTGCTATCGGTATCGACATGAAGACTGAGATCAACTACGTTCCTGAGAAGACTTCTTGGCTGTCTAACGGCATGTTGAAGGCTGGCTCTGTCGTTCGCGACGAAGGTGGTTTGGTTAAGGTTCAGTACGACAAGACTGCATAAGTCTTACACGGCCCCTTCGGGGGCCATTCTATTTCTGGGTGGGTTATGGCGAGCAAGATCGACTTAATTAGCAATGCACTTATTCTAATTGGTGACACTCCGATTAATTCACTTACTGGTGGATCACGGCGCGAAACTGTCGCGAACAATCTATACGACAACATTGTCCAAAACGAGCTGACAAAGCATCGTTGGGGCTTTGCTCGTAGGCAAGAACAGATGTCCCGCTTGACGGACGTGCCTGTGAACCCGAATCAATGGGCAACAATTTACCAGCTACCGACTGATTTACTGTTCCTAATCACTGTATCGCCTGATTCCAACTATCAGATATACGGCGACAAGGTGTACAGCAATTCAGATAACGCCATGTTTGCTGACTATATTGCCAACACGCCCGAGGCTGAGTGGCCTGTGTACTTCGCCAAGATGATCGAGTACGCACTGGCTATGGACTTCGCCGCAAGCATTAGAGACAGCTCTGCGGCTAGAGGTGAGATGGCCGCGGCCTATGTGAATGCGTCCCGTATGGCGCGTTTCACGGACTCTCAGCAGTATCCGACGCAACAATTAAGAAGTAACCCATTTACTAACGTGAGGTTCTAATGGCTAAGACTCGATTTATCCAGTCTAGCTTTGTAAGTGGTGAGTTATCCCCGCTTCTCAAGGGCCGTATTGATATCAACCAGTATTATCAGGCTGTCGAGACTGCTGAGAACGTCGTGATCGTTCCACAAGGCGGGATGCGCCGTCGTCCGGGTACTGAGTTTATAACCGAGTGCGTTAAAGGTATTTCAAAGAAGTCACCGACGTACACCATGCCCAATGGTGGCACATCATCGGTACTCAATGACGGCGATGACACGACAAGCACGTCAACAACTACACCGATTGGCACGACTGACCCGTATGTTGTCGCCAAGATGGATTTGTTGGTTGATCTCCCCATGAAGTTTATTGATCTGCGCCAGATCAGCCTATCAACCGGCACAAGTAGTCAGTTCAAAGTCCAGTATTCAACTGATGACGTGACCTATACCGATGCCGCAAGCGTCCCTTTGCTTGGCACTAACCCGCAGAACTTCCGATTACTGGTTGATCAGACCGCTCGATACTGGAGACTTGCTCGTATTGGTGCGACTGACTTGGGTGCCGCGACGGTTACGATCGCTGGTCTGTCTTTGTACGAAGAGTCTGCAATTCTCAGTACACCGCGCTTAGTAGACATGAGCGTTGAGGATGACCGGCACTACCTTGTGGAGTTTACGCGAGACAATATCGCTATATTCCGCTCTCAGCTTGTAGGCATAAACATTCAGACCACTAGGGTTGCGGACATCAAGCCCTTGTATAGCGGTTTGACGTCGGCTGAGATAGAAAATATCCGCGTGGCTCAGGTTGAAAACGTCATGCTTATCGTTGGTGACTTCGCGCCAATGCGATTAGTAAACCTTGGGACGGATAGCGATTGGTTTTTGGATCTTATCCCATTTACTAACGTGCCTCAGTACGACTTTGACGACGCACTAAGCCCTACTCCTGTTAATGAGATACAGGTTATGTCGCTGGACCATTCCGGCGGCGGCCAATGGAAGCGTGGAGATCGGTTTGAGCTAGACATTGAAGGGGTTCTTTCTAAGTCTATTAGCTTTGCTGGAGACTCGACTGCCGATGAGCAAGCGTCAACCGTGTTTAACATCCAGAAGAACCTGCAAGAGATGCCGGTATTTGGCGAGACGGGCGTAGCCGTAGCACGAACTGGAATACGGCAGTACACGATCACCATATCGGGCGAGTCAACAAAAGACTTTGAGCTGTTCTCTGGCTATGTAACCGAAGGATCAGCCGACCACGAGATAACCTTTACAAAGACGCAATCAGGCTCACCCCGGAAAGAGGATGTCTGGTCGTCCACCCGTGGATATCCAAACAGCATTTGCTTCTATGAGGGTCGCTTGGTCATAGGCGGCACTGAGTCAAAGACTCAATCAATCTTCATGTCTAAGACGGGATCATTCTTCGACTTCGATATTGATGACGGTGATGACGATGAGGCAATCTTTGCGACGATCTCTTCACGTAAACTGAATGACATTGTTGACGTGTATCCCGGTCGTAACTTGCAGATATTTACATCGGGGGCGGAGTTTGCTGTAACCAGTAAGCCGACAACGCCTAGCTCGATTACAATTCAGCCGCAGACTTCACACGGCGCGAACAAGGTTGAGGTCCAAGACGTAGACGGCTCGACCATATTCGTTGACCGACACGGCAAGTCCCTCCTGAGCTTCCTGTATTCGTTTAACGAGGACGCTTACACGTCAGACGATAGATCGGTACTGGCCTCTCACTTAATCAACCAGCCGGTCGATATGGCCCTCCTAGCGGGTACTGCGAGCGACGACGCTAACTGGCTGTTTATCGTCAATACAGATGGCACGGCGACGATCCTTAACACGCTAAGAAGTCAGGACATCAACGGCTTCACTAGTTGGAAGACAGACGGCGACGTTAAGAGCGTTTGCGTTGTAGATGATCAGCTCTTTATGACTGTCGAGCGCACTGTAAACAGCGTTAAGAAGCTTTTCATTGAGCGCTGGGACTTTACTTACTTGATGGATTGCTCGATTAAGAGCGTCCAAATAGCCGGTGATATCGACGGACTGGACCATTTAGACGGTGAATCGGTCAAGGTGTTAACTCGTGACGGCCAAGCTGATGCGAACGAAGGCTATGTGCTGTCGTCTTACACGGTAGCTAGTGGCGAAATCACTCTTGATCCTAGTGAGGTGTACAGCTTTACCACGTATGAGGTTGGCTTACCCTTTGTTCCTACTATTAAGCCTATGCCACTGAATACAAACATCGGATCGGGCCAGAATCAGATGCGCTTGAAGAAGATCGTCCGCATGAACCTGCGTGTCTACGAGTCTTCTGGCATAAACATTGACGGCATTGCCGTACCTGTTCGCGAGTTTGGTGAGGCTGGTACTACATCCCCTTTAACTGGCGGGTCGATTATTCCGAAAACTGGCATAATAGAAGACGTTTACGATATTAACGGCTGGGGCCGTGAGGTCATACCGACGATTACTTGTCCTGATCCTACGCCCATGCACATACAGATGATTGAATACGAAGTTGAGGGTAACTAGATGGACCCGTTTACCATATTGGCGATTGCCTTAACTGCGACGGGAGCGGCAACGTCTGCTTACGGACAAGTGCAAGCTGGCAAAGCGCAAGAAATACAGCTAAAAGAGCAAGCCAAGCAAGAAGAGTTTGCGGCTCAAAGCCAAGAGCTACAGCGTCGGCAAGAATTGAACCGTGCGTTAGCGGCTAACGCCGCGTCACTCTCTACGGCAGGTATTAGCGGGGAAGGCACTCCAGCAAGTTTGGCATTAGCAAGCGCCGAAAAAGTTGGATTAAGTGAAGCCACCATTGACCTATCAGAGCGTTTAAGAAGGGCGTCACTAGAACGTCAAGCGCAAACAGCAAAAGGCACGGCATACATTGGTGCGGCAAGTACATTGTTAAGTGGCGGCGCAAAGGCGGCGCAATTGGCGGAATAAATAGTTATGGCTCAGAAGCGCATTGATTATTACGGACAGTTTACGCCCACAGGTGTAGACACCTCTCAGGCTAAACGCTTACAGGCTCTCTCTGGCTTGGCCGAACAGGTCGGGGACATTGCGTTTGAGGTTGGTGGCCGCATACAGAAAAGAAAGGCTATTGAAGACGCATCCGCTGAGGCGCTGGCGGCTGTTGAAGAAGGCC